GTATGACGAGGTGGCATGTTAATAATTAAACGTTTTAACTTACCATCAGCCACAGCTTGTAGCTTTTCAGCATAAATCTTGTGGTGCCTGCCCTCAATAAACTGAGGCCAAACATGCTTCACAAAATTCATATAGTTGTTTTGCTTTTCAGAACGCTTATCCAAAGTGGATAAACGCTCAAGCATAGGAGCTACCTTGGCTAACTCTTCATCAGTTAGATACTCTGAAAAGTTATCAAGGCCTTCCATTTAACTACCTCAAGCCACATAAAAAGCTATCTATGTAGGGGGTTACACTTCCACCATCTTGAAAGAATTTAGGTTTTTTAAAGTTTACTCCAGCAGCGCCTGTCCCACCTGATGGCGGTCTTACAACTGGAGGTCTATCAGGCTGTGTAGATGGAGGTCTTATAGGTCTTTCACCAAGTTCTAAATTAGGTGAACTTGAACCACCGCCTGCACCATCATCAATTATAGGAACACACATCTGTTCAGCAACGTCATATACATATCCATCAGGGCATCTATCATTATCTCTGTTAGATGATTCAGTTGTTAAATCGTTGAATGATACAACCCCTGCTTTAGTATTTTTAAAGTCGTTAAATCCTTTTACAGTATTCCCTTCTGCGTCTAAAACACCTTTTAAGACATTAGAATCGTCATAAGAATAAGTGCCAGTTTCTTGCAATGCTTCCATGTATTTCTCTGCTTGATCTTTGCTCATCTTAGCAGGATCAATTAGACCGTAAGTTAAAGACTTAACACCAAAATTAAGAAGACTTCTTATTGCAGAACCAGCTTTTTCTGCAAAACCTTCAGCTTCACCAAAGGTATCATAGAAAGGATTAATGTCTTCACCTATAGGACTAGACTTTCGATACTTGGCTATATCAGCATCAGAAGCGCCATCTGATCTCATTTGATCTGCTATTTCGTCTTGAAACTCTTTAGTCATAGGAGTTTCACCTAAACGATTCATAACCTGTGTCATCTGAGCATATTCAGCAGCATTAGGCTGTTGACCAAACTGACCATAAAGCTTCATATCATTAATGCTTTGCTGGCTAGGCGTAATGCCAGAACCAACAAAATCTGGCAAAATATCTCCCGTTACATCAGCTTTATCAGCAAGCTCTAAAGTATTTTGCAAAGATGATTTATTAGAAGAAGATATTTCACTATCGCCATATGTTAGCGTTGGTTCATAATCATCAATTTTATATTGTTCAGCGAATGATTTGCTTGCACCAAATTTACCTGTCTTTAAGAACTCCAAGAAGTCGCCATCATTTGCGGAGCCTTGAGTAGACGCAAACTCACTGCCTTCATCCATAGATATTTGACCTATTCGTTTGAATTTTTCTCTATCTTGTTGATTTCCATGACCGATTTCAGTTGCGCTAATAGTATCTTGACCAAGGCCATTACCTTCGCCTTTTTCTGTATATCTTCTACCTAATACGGGTGCGCCATCACTGCCTTTTATAAGATTACCATTTTTGTCTTCAGTTGCATACCATTCAAAGCCATCACCAGCATATACACCAAACCTATTAACCTGACCGTAAGATTCAAATTCTTCTTTCTGACCAGTCGATGGGTTTGTATATGTAGATACATTACCAGTTGTTGGAGCTATCTCTTCAGCAGTTGGTATTGCTGTGCCAGTACCAGTAACAGTGTCATCACCGAGAGCTAATTTTTTAATATCAGATGGGGCTGTGTCGTAACCAGCAATTAATGGATCACCTCCTGTAGTTTCTGTAGAAATGCTAGTAGGCGTTACTGTAGTCGGTAAATCAAATAATATTTCTGGATCACTAGCAGAACCTGATAACGGTGGAACTGCACCGTAACCATCATCTGCTGTTTGAACAGGAATACTTGCAGGCACATTAGCCGCGCTAGTTGTAAACTCTTCGCCAGCTAATATATCATCTATTGGTTCACGCTGGAAAGCTATCTCATCATAGAAATTAGCATCTGGTGAATTTAAATCCATT